TGCCATGATATTAACCTATGAAATCAAGAGGTGGTATTTCGTAAGTGTTAGACATTTGTTCTCTAATGATCATTAAATCATTCATCGCATCATCATAGATTTGTCTACCATTTAGCTCAACCCCACCAGGCAGTTTAACTCCTTGGAATTTCATTAAGTTTTGACCCCATTGTCTCTTGACAAGTGCAGTAAAGTATCTTTTCAAAAATGAATCATTATATACTTTTGCGTAATCATTTGGATTCAAAGTTCTGAATACATCTAATACAAGAAATTCACCTGCACTCACACTTGACCAATCAATATCTAAATATAATCTATTTTGTCTTTTATTAAATCTAATTTGTTTCTGTGTTGTCAATAAAAAATTAATATCTTCAAGATATGTTTTTGTCATTGCATATGTCAATAATTCAGTTGATCCGTAAAAATAAACATCATTTAAAAACAACTGATACTTCAAACTGAACATACCACTCGCCATTCTATTTGATCCATCAAAGTGAAATACCTTAGTGACTCCTATGATATCATCTGGAACTTGTAAATAATTTGAAGTTTCATTAAAACTAAAAGAAGTTGTTCCACCATCAATCGTAGCAGTAGCAGTAGATGTTGTGATTCCTATATTATCTGTTTCGCCATCTCTTGATCTTCCCCTTGTTATATCATCGTCAGTAATTTTATATTTTAAAAATGATGGATATACACCATCAAAATGTCTCTCTTGAAAATATTGAATAGCATCATCTAATAGATCCTCAACTTGCTCATCTGCAACGTTGATTTCTAATACTGGTGCACCTAATTGCCTTTTGGCATAGGTGATTAA